GTCGATAAAAGTGATCAGTTTGTCAGAAATCCGAGCTCGAAGAAACATTCCGGAGTCAGCCACTCCGCCCTCATCACATGAGGTAGACAATGGCTTCCAACACAGGGAGGTGGTACAGACCACAACTGAGGTTGTAGAGTCGCCAAGCGTCAGCGACCAATCACCGGCAATAAGGAGCTCAAGTGTATCTCAAGCACTTGAGTGCTACACCGAGGAAATGAGGTGTGAATCTGAAGTCCTTATAACAGAACCGGAAGCGACCTTTTTGGCTTCGTTATTGATGTGGAATCAATATTCGAAAATTAAGGAAACTCATCCGGGACTGAAGGCGTGGCCCAAAGTAACTCCGAACGGTTCGTTCTGGTGGTACTTCAATAATTGGAGCAGAAAATCCTACAACAGCTTTGAAGAAGAAATGTGGGCTTGGCTCTTTATGAAGTGCGCAGACATGCCAGACCTAACGGAGGAAGAAATTTCAAGACTAGTTAGCAAACCAATAAAAACTTATCGTTTTCCTAGGATTGCCCAGACCTTAGCTTCAATAGTGAAGCTTAAAGTCACCCTAGGAAGAACGAAAGCTTGCAGATTGGTGGCTTACAGAGAGCTAGTCAATGTTGCCAAGGAGATGAAGATCAGGAATGCAGATATGTCCAGAATCATCCCATATGCTTTGGAATTATGCTTTGTGGCTACAAACGACGAAATGCTAGCGCATGTTTTGGCTGGCAGTGGTCAGGTTGTCGACAGGAGTCATTTTATGACGGCAACCAGGCGACCCGGAGGAAACGGGTTCGCCCGATGGCTGTTCGGATTTTCCGATCGGGCCGTCGCCTTCTCTGACTGAGGGGGCCTCAAGTGGGTGTCTGGTATCTGGGCGTTGAGCACTAAGCTTGACGACCGCCACAAGGTACCTGGTCTGAAGACACGAAGCCACTACACGAGGACCCTCAAGTCTCGTAAAATAACAGTGTTGGCAAGTTTGGTCCCCAACATTTTTTACGGGGTGTATAATGACTCAATGGAAACTGCCTATAGGGCTGTAATGGAACGCGTGTTCTATATACAGAGAGATGGGCAGTACGTGGTACCTCCGAAACCTGCGTCGCAGTTGTATTTTGACACCAACATGTCGAAATTCACTGAGTTGATGGAACTCACATTTAGATACCTCCCGATTATAGACGAAGATAACTTCCTCAGGACCTATGTCGGCAAGCAGCTAACTGTGTATCGCAACGCGATGGAAAGTCTCAAAACTAGATCCATATCAAAACGGGATGCCAAGGTGGCATGTTTTGTTAAAGTTGAAAAGACAAATTTCACCGATAAGCAGGATCCAGCGCCTAGGTTGATCAGTCCAAGATCGCCCAGGTACCACGTGTCCATAGGACCAACAATCAAAACAATTGAGAAAGAGATCTACAAACGGATAGGTAAGGTTTTCGGCAGTCCCACTGTTTTCAAGGGTATGAACGCCTCAAGGAGAGGGAAAATACTTAAGGAAAAATGGGACAGATTCAGCCAACCAGTAGCTATAGGGCTCGATGCTTCCAGGTTCGATCAACACATTTCTGCCATAGCTTTAAATTGGGAACACCGATTTTATGTCAAATATAACAAAGACAAGCAGTTTGGGTGGCTTTTGAAGCAACAACTGCAAAATCGTTGTTATTACTATGGTCCCGACGGAAACATGTCGTACACCACTGATGGTACTAGAATGAGTGGAGACATGAACACTAGTCTGGGTAACGTCCTCATAATGTGTGGGCTGGTATACAGTTACATGCATTACTGCGGCGTTAAGAAATTCGAGTTAGCTAACGATGGAGATGATTGTGTTCTCATCGTTGAGGCTAAGGATAGGAAGAAAACCGAGGACAGTTTAGTCGAATGGTTCGAAACAATGGGCTTCACCATGAAAATGGAGAGGCACGTTGATGTATTTGAGGAAATTGAGTTTTGTCAGTCACACCCAGTGTGGACCCCACAAGGCTACATAATGGTCCTGGACCCAAGGGCAGGGCTAGCAAAGCAATGCGTAAGTATCAAGCCTCTTGATAATGAGAAACTTATGAAGCGATGGTTAGCAGCTGTTGGAGAGGGCGGGATCGCACTGTGTGGTGGAATACCCATATGGCAAGAATTTTATAAGCACTGTTATGACAGTGCTGAAGGAATGAAGCCGTTAGAGGGGGACCCCACTCAAGACACAGGCCTTAGGAGGTTGGGAATTGGGATGAAACGCCAATACTCACAAATACATCCGGCGACAAGAGCCTCCTTTTACTATGCTTTCAAGATTTCACCGACAGCACAGTTGTCGAGGGAAGCAAGTATAAGAACTACTGGGAAAACAACCTATACACAAGGATACGTGGACAAACCGTTTGTTGAATCCGTGGGCACACAGTATTGAATGGTGGTAACTTATAACCCGTGAAAATCGTTACATAAAATTTATAAAACCAATATACAAAAATTTAAAACAATTAAAAATCCATAAAATATAGTTGATTTGTGTGCACACGCTGCCAGGCTTGCCTGGCAGACGGGAGACTCAGCCCGTAGGCGTGGGAGTGCCTCTAAACTCCAATTGGGTTGTATGCTTTAAACGAACCAAAACGGGTCTCCGTGCTAAACAAAATGCCGAGAGACTGCACGGCTTCGCCCTCAAGTGAAAGAGGGAGCTTACAATGTACAGTCCCGTCTTAGCATGCGGTATCCAATACAATGCAAAGAAAGAATAAGAAACAGCCAAAGACGGCAAAACAAGAGCGTGACCAGGCTTACGCTAAGAGAGAGAGAAAAGGCATAGTTGGGCCCATACAAAATATGGGCATGGCTATGGGCACCGTAGGAGGAGCCTACGTTGGCGGACCACTAGGAGCAGGCATAGGCGCCACTCTAGGGTCCGCAGTAGGCAAGGCCATCGGGTATGTGACCGGCAGCGGTGATTACCACGTGAACGGAGGCACTTCGGTTCCCACATTCAGCAAGGACGAATCCACTATCATATCACATAGAGAATATGTGATGGATGTAACTAGCGGTTTGGGGACCCCATCTGCTTTTAAAATCACGAAGTTAGCGCTCAACCCGGGAGACCCTGCCACATTCCCGTGGTTAGCAGCGATTGCTGCTAACTACGAGGAATATGAGTTTCTCGGGTGCATCTTCCAATATAAAAGTACCTCAGGGGATGCAATCGCCAGCACAAACACCACGCTTGGTACAGTCATACTTGCGACCCAGTACGACCCAACCAAGCCGGCCTTTGACACCAAACAGGAGATGCAGAATTATTTCTTTAGTCAATCTTGCAAACCGGCAGATGATGCCATGCATGCTATTGAACTCAAGAAATCAATCACTCCTGTTAAGCAGCTGTATGTTCGGAATGGAAAGAACACTTCCGATCTGCGTTGGACCGATTTTGGTAATTTTTATATTGCTACGGTTGGTATGCAAGCAGCAGGGGTTAATTTGGGTGAATTATGGGTAACCTACAAGGTCAAGTTACTCAAACCCAAATTGCCTCAAACCGTCGGGCTTGGTGGTGCCATAGCTTCTTCTACACTTAGTGGAGTCGGAGCCACCACCGCCAATCCCTTCGGAGCAGGAAAGTCAACTCCTCTTGGGCCTCTCGATCTCATTGTGACCAACAACACGGTCCGATGGAAAGTTAACCCTGACAGTATTTATATTGCCATAGTCAACTGGTACTCCACCGGTACCGTTACACCCGGGTTCTTTGGATCCTTGGTTAATGTCATCCCTTCCGCAAGATTGGGTGGCAATACCAATAATTACTTGGGTGCAACGGTCACAAACGCGCAGTCACAAGTGGTGTATTGTGTCGAATCCACCGTCACAGGGGGCGGTGACCAATACGCCCAAATGACAGCCAACGCTACTGTTACCGTAAGTGGTGAGTGGAGTGTGATCATCACCCAAGTTGATGACACATTCGGTGTCACCGCGTAATAGCAGACAAAGGCGAATTTATTCGTTGAGCTTCCGCGAGGAAGCTCTAGGGGCCCGAAGGCCTTAAACTACTTTCAAGACTGCTCGACTTGAAGTGCGGACAGAG